TCCGACTGCCAGCTTCGGTTTGTTTTGCCAGCAGTTTGCCCGATGCCTGACGCCATCGCAGGGTAAGGAATTCGGGTGGGTGATCGACCATGTGGGCAATGTGGTCCGCATGGCGGCCAAGCACGGCCTGCCCGATACGCCGCGCACCTGGACGCTATGGCAAGACGAGACGCGCAAGGCCAAGGGCAATCCCGACGCGGTGCCGGTCCGTGTCTGCCCGGAATGCCTACTGGCTTATGAGGCTGTGGAATTAAAATGTCCCCATTGTAAAAAAGCCCACGTCCCTGCCGGACGGTCATCGCCGGATCAGGTTGACGGTGTGTTGTCCGAAATGTCGCCGGAACTGCTGGCGACGTTGCGCGCCGGGGCGGCCAAGATACAAGCTGCCGAGCCTGCCATACCTTACGGCGCGTCTGAGATTGTGGCGGCGGGCATCCGCGCCAGGCACAGGCGGAACCAAGCGGCCCAAGCGTCCCTGTCCGATGCAATGCAGCGGTGGGGCGGGATGCGGCTGGCGGCGGGTGACTCGGATGGGGTCATGCAGGCTAAATTTTACCATAGATTTGCGGTGGATTGTTTTACAGCACAGGGGCTGTCCGAGCGGGCGGCGCTGGAATTGAGGGATAAAATTATGGAGGCGACACGCTTATGAAACGCACAGACATTCTGGACGCAGCGCGACAGGCCGTCACGGTCGATAGGGCCGCCACGCATGGCGATCTTGAGGACTCTTTCGGGTTGGTGGCGGCATACTGGTCGGCGCACCTTGGAACGCCTGTCAGCCGGTCTGACGTGGCCGTGATGATGATCCAACTGAAGCTGGCTCGGATCAAGACCAGCCCGGAACACGCGGACCATTGGATAGACGTGGCGGGCTATGCGGCCTGCGGTGGTGAGGTGGTATTGACACCGCAGGCAATAACTGGCAATAGTAACCCGAAGGAGTCTGACCGATGCCAAAACGAGTGAGAATGTCGCCGGAAGGTCGGCGCGAGGTAATCCTCCGTGCCGCCATTGCCTTGACGCGTGATGCCAACGGATGTGTGGACTCATGGTCGCGTCAGGACGTGGCCAGCAAATGCGTGCCGCCAACAAGCCCCGAGACGGTGAAGCATTATTTTTTGATGCCTGATCTGCGCGATGCCGTGCGGACGCTGCTGGATAAGTAAAGCCCCCGTCCGGTTTAAGGGACGGGGGCTTGCCATGCGAGGTGCAAGGCGGTAGGGTGCATCTGTCACAACGCTGAGCCTTAGATAACATGACGCGCGATGCAGCGCAAGGCTCGGCCCACATAAGGGCTTTTTACATGAAAGCAATTGAAACCCGTTATTCCGGCTACCGATTTCGGAGCCGCCTTGAGGCGAGGTGGGCAGTGTTTTTTGATGCGTGCAACTACAACTGGGAGTATGAGCCGGAAGGTTTTGACCTTGGAGGGGGCGTGTATTACCTACCTGATTTTAAGATTCACGGAAAAGACGAAAACGGAGATTTTAATATTTTCTGGATCGAGGTCAAACCCGATAACCTTATGCTTTCCGAAAAAGAAACAACAAAGATGCACGCATTTGAAAGCATGGTGTGGGAGCATAAAATTTGCAGCGGTTATGGCGATTTTATTAAACTGACAGGAACCCCTGCTTATAAGTTATATGACGGCACACGTCAATTCGGGGGCAACGACGCAAAAGAACAATGGGCAATGGATCCTTTCTATAGAGGGCGACCTTCATTTTGGGAAGACTGGGAACACTGTCAGGAAACAATGTACCATCTGAAAAAATGGAACAAAAAAGAAACAAGCATAGTCGATCCTGTAGAAGCAGCCCGATCCGCCCGCTTTGAGCATGGTGAAACGCCGTGACGCCCGATCTGGCGCAGGCCGCCGCATTTCTCAAGTTGCTCGATCCTGCTGCAACGTCTTTTACGTTCCAGACGTTTGATGACGACTCGGCCCGGAAAGATCATCGACTGCTAGATGTGTTTCACGGCACGCTTGCGGATCATGCCGACAGTCTGACCGATCGGCAAAGCCGTGGCGCTGGGGTGTTTATCACCATCAATGCAACGGATGGCACAGGCCGCAAAGCCGAAAATATCACACGGGTTCGTGCGCTTTGGCTGGATCTTGACGGCGCACCGATCGAGCCTGTCCGGGAATGGGAAACCCCGCACATCGAAGTCGAAAGTTCGCCGGGCAAATGGCACGCATATTGGCTTGTTAATGACGTGATGCTTGAACAATTCACACCGCTACAGGCCGCGCTGATCAAGAAATTCGACGGTGACCCAGCCGTCAAAGACTTGCCGCGCGTAATGCGCTTGCCGGGGTTCTGGCACCTGAAGCCCGGCAGCGCCCCGCACATGTCCCGCATAATCAGCACGTCATCGCACGATGCAGGCGCGTTCTACAACCGGCTGACAGTCGAAGCGCCGATCACTCCCACGCCGCGCCGGGAAACCCCCACCAGTTTGGCTGAGGTGGAGGAATTGCTGACATATGTGAGCCCCGATCTTGAAGCGGACAGCCAAGGGGGCGACAAGCACTGGCACAGCATCATCGCGGCCATCGTAGACGTATCCGGGGGCAGCGACGACGGGTTACAAGTTGCCGATGCGTGGTCAAGCCGTAGCAGGCATTACGACCCCAAAGAATTGCGCAAGCGGTTTGCATCTTTCACGCCCGGAAAAAATGGCGGATCGGGTATGGGCACAATAGGCTACCACGCCAAGCAGGCCGGGGCAGATGTTGCAGGCATTGGTGCGCGACACCGCCTGTTGAACATGCCGGGACCGTCGCATGTACCATCCGGTATGATGCCGACCGCGCCTGTGCAGGGGATGCCCAGCGCGCCGCGCGCGGCAAGCGTGGTCGATCTGATCTGTGCAAAGATACAGGAAAATCCGCACGAATCAGTTCACACAGTGGCCGAAGAAGTAGCGCGGCTGAAGCCGGTTGATCGAGAAACCGTGTTTGATTACTGCAAAGACCAGGGCGTTAAGATAAAGATGCAGATTGCCGTCAAAGAAGCCGTCGCGGATAGCAGAAAAGCTGCGATGGAACTGCGCGGCCTAATCGCGGACAAGAACGGCGGTCCGGTCCCGAACATGACCAATATCAAACGGGTGCTTTGCACTGAGGAAGGCTGGCGCGGCACGTTTGCCAAGAGCCTGTTCGATGAGGCGGTTTGGCTGCGCCGACCTGACACCCGGCAGTTGACTGACGACGACGTGCTGAAGGTCACGGAAGTCATGCAAAGCGATCTGTTTCCGTCGATTGGGATTGAGACAGTCCGGCACGGCGTCCAGGCTGCGGCGGCGGGCAACACGTTTCACCCTGTCAGGGAATATCTGGAAAGCCTGCAATGGGACGGGGTGGCACGGGCCGTGACGCTGTTCACCGATTACTTTCCATGTGCGTCTGAGGATCCTCAATATCTGAGGGCGGTGGGTGAGAAATTCCTGATCGGCGCTGTGGCCCGCGTGATGCAGCCGGGATGCAAGGTAGATACCATGCCGGTTATTGCGGGCAATCAGGGCCAGAAGAAATCAAGCGGCCTGGCCGCGCTGGTCGGTGATCAATGGTACGGCAACGATATGCCGGACATGACGCAGAAAGACGCCAAGGAATGGCTGCGCGGAAAGTGGATGGCCGAGATTGGCGAGTTGTCAGCCATGCGCGGCAAGGACATTGAACACGTCAAGAATTTCCTGTCCACCACCAGCGACAGCTACCGCAAGTCTTACGGACACGTCACGCAGACTTACCCGCGCCAGACAGTCTTTGCCGGGACCGTCAACGGCAATGAATACCTGTCGGACGAGACGGGCAACCGGCGTTTCTGGCCCCTCCAGATGATCGACGGCGCGCTTGTGGACGTGGCAGGGCTTGAGCGCGACAGGGGGCTGCTATGGGCTGAGGCGCTGCACCTGTACCGCAGCGGCACGGCATGGTGGTTCGATGAAGGCGAGTCGGCAACCCTGTCGGCACAACAGGCTGCGGCCCGGTCGGTGGACATCGACGAGACCCGTGTTGTGGAATGGCTGCGCGAACAAGAAGGCCCCGTCACGGCGGGAGGCGTGGCCGCAAGGCTCTTTGCAGACGCGCCCGGCAACAAGTCGCTGTCGATGCGGGTCGCCCGCTACCTTCAAGCGGCGGGTTGGCGTCCTGTCAGGCGCGTATCAGGCACAAAGCAATGGGACAGGGGGCGCGGTGCAGAGCCTTACGTTTCCCCTTCATGCGG